TTTTTACTTATTTGTTTTTTAATTGAATAAGTCGGCTGTTTTGAGGAAACTACCGCCCCATAGGGATTTTTCAACCGTTTCAGGTTGATTCTGTACTATCTCGCCGAGATCGCCAGACTTTCGGAAAGCAGTGTCTTGCTCTACAAGTTCCACACGCTTACCAAATTCATTGAATGTATTTGTTGCTGCTGCAATATCTTTTGCAACTGCTTCAAATGATTGTTTTGCTGTCTCAACATCCACCTTTGTAGACTTAAGCATTTCTACTTCTGCCTGCAAAGACTTAACTGTTGAAACTAGATCGCTAAAGGCTGATTCTAGAGTGTTCTTGATTTCAGCAACTGAGTCAACAACTGCCTCATCTGATTTAGATACTTCTGTAACTTCTTCAACTACATCAACTGCAGGAGTCTCTTCAGACTTTGCAACTTCTTCAGATGCTACGGCTTCATCAGCCTTTGCAACTTCTTCTGTAGGTGCCTCAACTACGGCATCAACCTCTGGAGCGACCTCTGACTTTTCTACTTCTACTGATGCTTCTGTTTCAATAACTTCTGCAACTGTTTCTGTGTTTGCTGTCATAGGTTGTACCTCCTTGTTAATCTTAGAAGTATTAATGCCTTTAGCACTATCAACTAAGAATTTTATCATGTTTGTTTTTTCGCTATCCGTTTTTTCAACGAATCCTATGTTTTCCATCTGCTCACCAGTAATCGGGCTAAGTTCTGATTCATTTTCAGATGCTATAACTATTCCATTTTCCTTGTCATAAAAAACATTTTCCAAGACAGTTGAGTCACCCTTGATAACATCTACACCGTCAACTTTTTCTACTGAAACAATATTTGCAAATTGATTAGCAGGGGAATCCACAAGACTCAACTCCACTAAATCATATTCCTTAATAACTCTAATTGTCTTATCTGCTTTCTCATCATAAGCGTCGTCCCACTTATTCATTCTTCCGCCAATAGAAAAACCAGTAAGGGTTCCATCAAGAACCTTCTCCCAAGTATCCTGTGCACCCTTTGAAACGTATGCTGAAACAAAAACACCCTTATAGAACTTCTTTGTTTCTGGATCAAAGTACTTGTCTTCTTTAAAATCTACCATCTTGCCTACTGCTACTGGCTGATGCATTTCTCTGATATTCCCACGGAATTTTGCAAAGGCTGACATAGATGCTTCTGCTGTTACAATGTCATCTTGCTTGTCAACATTATCTAGGGATGCAAAACCAGAAACGATTCTACGCTCTTTATCTACCTTGGTTAAAGGCATAGACAGGCGAATACTATCACCATCTGAATTCCAATGCGCTTTTGATATAATCATGGTTATTATATTATATACCCTTTTTTACTAAAGTATCACTATTTGGACATATCGGACACGTCGTCAGATTTACGACCTTCACCCTTTGGATTTCTTCCACTTACTGTGGCTTGTCCATCAGACTGGTTGTTGGTTCTTTCGGTGTCTCTTTGTCTATTTGCATTATCATTTGCTGCTTGTTCTGGCTTTGGGTCAAATGGTTCATTGCCACCTTCGATCTGTGGAAGACCAAGAAGTTCTCTACCCTCGTTTGGCATCATAACCTGAGTCTTGACGAGTCGTTCGATAATCTGTGATTGAGCAATTTCATCTGTAAGTGTAAGTTCATTAAACTTAAACTCAAGAATATCTGTTTTTTCTTTGACAATCTTGTTGATCATCTTTTCAAGGTTTCTTTGGGCTGGTCTTGCAACCTGCTCTTTAAATGTACGGTCTTGTGAAAGAGCAGCAGCAATGGCTGCAGAGTCGGAGCCACCAATCTTAGAAAGAGGAACTTGATGTGCCACAAGAATATCATCACGGTTTTGCTTTCTGTATTCTTTAAATGATGCCTCTTGAACTCCATTTTCAACTGGGTCCATCTTAAACTCAACCTTGTTTGTATCAGAATCTCCTGGAAGAGGAATATAAAGAGTTCTGTGGTTTTGACCCTTTAGTCCAGTCTGAAGGAATCTAAACATTTTGTCTTCTGCTTCTGCAGACAACTTGGCACCCTTAAGCGTAACTACATATCTTGGTGTAGCCTTGTTTTGGAAGTAGTCAATGTTGTACTGTGAGGCAAGTTGATCTCCATGCAGAGACCCAATTGCTGACATAATATCTGGAACTCCATAAAAAGTATTTAGAGGTGAGTATTCTTTGAAGTGAATAATTTCATTAGGACGAGCATCTGTTCCAAGTGGGTTTGGATTTGTTGCTCCAAAGTTTCGGAAGTAAACTACCTTATTTGCAATTACCTGAACGAACCCATCACGAAGACGACGAACACGCATTGTTGTAGAAGGAATGTGTCCAACATACCCAATGTCTCCACGAACTGTTCTTCCAACTTCAAGGTAGCCGTTGCCAGTTGCTTGTAAGTCAGTAAATACCTTTTCCATTGTTGTAGTAAATGAGTCTTCTGTGTTTAGCGATTCTAGCCAATCGCTTAGTTCAATCTTTGCTCTTTCAATTCTCTTACGTGCATTTTCTGCTGTCTTTGGTTCTGATGCTTCTAACTTAAGCATTGTTCTTGCAGAAACTTTAAACTCATAACCAAGGCCTACAATGTTTTCTACCTTGGCATCAATTGCTGCATGGTTTGCAAAAGATGTGTCATAGAAACTTGCAAGTTCGTAAAGGTTCCATGGTGGAGTGATTACATCAAAGAGTCCATAGGCATTTCTAAATACAGTTCCTGAGTTTATCTCTTTAGACTTTGCTCCATCACGACCAGTGCTTTCTGCTCTTGAACTTTCAATATATGCTGGTGTTGCTTCTCCTTTTATAAGGCGAGAAGTTCTTCTTTTAAAATTTGCATCAAGTCCCTGTAGATCTTTGACTACATCCCAAGATTGATTAAATGGATCTTGCTTTGTAAAAGTATCGTCTTCTGGAAGTGGCGTATCTGTCTTTGCTCTAATAAAAAACTCTTTGTCTTCACTCATTAGTCATCACTTCCATACTTTGCAATTGTGTCCTTGGCTGCCTGAACTGCACCAAGATCGTTCATAGATGGAATTAATCCCTCTGCCATTCTTTGCTTTTGCTCAGAGTACTCTTCTTCTGAAATTCTTGTTAGTCCTGGTACGAAGATGCATTCTCCATCTCCTTCATCCCCGTAATATTTTGCAGCCTCTTTTAGTTTTGAAATCTGAAGGATGTCGCCCTTCATAGACTCAATGTTTAAAACTGATCCAGTTCCGTCAGTAAACCACTTACCGTTAGCCTTTTTGTAAACATAAAGACCCCAATCATAGTGCTTTTCAATAATCTTTGCACGGGATTCACCCACTTGCCCCTTCATTTTGGGCAATGCTTTCTTTTTTTTACGTGGATCTTGCATGTTCATATACTCAAGTATACCATATTAGACAGCATCGACAGTGGTTTGTTGCGAAGTTATACCTTTATATACGTTGTACTCATATCCGTTTACCGTAAACACCTTGTCTGTGTCAATAATAATCTTATTTGTTCCTGTATAACTCTTATATATTGTTTCTGGGTTTACTCCGTAATAACTGCTTGAAGCCAAGACTAAGACCCCATCCCAAATAAAGGCTGAAGACTTCCAGTAGTCCCATTCAAGAGTAAGTGGGCTTGCATACTTAACGGCAAACCATGGTCGAATCTCTACCTGCTGAACCTCTTGAAGGTTTGTAGACTGGTAGTAAGATATGGTGTTGAACGTAATGGGTCCATTAAGATTTATTGATCCAACCCTATTTTTAAAGTCTAAGATGTTTGGGAAAGATATACCTAAGAATCCCCATTCTTTTACTGTAATGACTGGCTCTTTTACAAGTTTGCCATTCCAATAAAAAGATATACCGTCTTCTAGCCTTCCAGTCTTTGCATTGATTGCATAAATTTTTGCTCTCTCTCCGCTTGGATGAATGGCTACCATATAAAACTTTATGTGGCTGTTTCTTGACTTTATCTCAAATATTTCTGTTGAACCATATGGGAATGCATCTTGGTCATACCTTATGGCTGTCTGTAGTGCTATTACTTTGTAATTTTCTGCCATAGTTTTATTTATTGGAATTGAAAGACCACGGTTAATTAGTGGATCATAAATACCCTTTAACTCTATGCCAGTATATCTTGTTAGATATAGATATGGAGAACTGCCCTTATAAATTGTAAAAGGGTTTCTGTCTTTGTAGTCATAGTAGAAACCAGACTTTTTGTATGGATATATTTCATTGCCAAATCTTGTGCCAATAGGGTTTGGAGATGTTGAGTTAAATGCTTGAGAAGCATACTCAAGGTTTCTAAGTTTAACTCTATTCTTTAATATTCCCTTTACATTAAAATCTAAATGAGTTACTATTGCAAGGTCAAGTGCTCTTGCATTTGATGGTGGATAAATAATCATATTATTAACTACTTCATACTTTGTGTTAATCCAGTTTTCTCCTGGAACAACAAAAGAATCATTTGATGGTTTTTCGCTGTTAATAAAATTTGATTCTGGCAGGTTTGTACCATTTTTAATATATTGAAAAGTAATATACGATTTTACTAAAGCATTTGACGTGTCATACTTATAGTTTTTGTACGCTCTATTTTTTAAATCATCATAGTTTAAATAACCAGTAAACAACTGATTATCTAGTGATGAATATGTTCTTTGTGTTGGAATGTTATACTCGTCATATAGTTCCTTGTAAGTCCAAGAGCCAGTTTGTTCTTCTTCAACAAATACAGATGGCGCTGGGTAATTAATGTTAAATTGAATTAAATCTAAGTCATATAACTCTTTGCCTTTTTCGTCTTTGATATATTGAGCAAAA